TGAGCCTGACAGCGGAGCAAGAAGAATCTGCTGGTCGTCTTTTAAGACTTCTGTGTGACACAGAGGCCGTCCCCGCCATCACCTACGAAGGTGGGGAAATGGGAACACAAACTTTTACTACCTTTGAAGGGATTCTACTTTGGTCCTCCATGCCGAGTGGGCGGACATCTCCGGGCAAAATCAACTGGACAAACCTGAACAAAGGTTTGCAGGACTTTAAAACTCCTAAACTGTTGGGCGTCGGCGGAGAAGACACAAGGGTCTACGAAGATGAAGAAGAGGCAGCGGTAGAAACCCCAACAGAAGATTTGGATTCACTGACCGTGGCAGAACTCAAAGAAATCGCTTCCGAAGCAGGTGTTGCATATCGGAATTTGCGAAAAGCAGAACTAATAGAGGCCATTGAAGCCGCACGCGCCTAACACTATTAGTTGCAGTAAGCAGTATTTGCGGTTGTGGTATGCTAAGCCCCCCTGCCGGGGGATGCTTATCGGTTGTGGCGCGGGGCCGGAGGTTGGCATGAGGACCATCCCTCCTCCCGTCCCGCGTTACAACTAGAGTAATCCTATGCCGCGTAAGCGTCTATTCCTAGATATGAACGTAGTCGAAGCAGCCCGTGAACGGCTCCGACACGTTTACGATACTTTCGACACGGTTTGTGTCCAGTTCAGCGGAGGCAAAGATTCTTCTGCCGTCCTACTTCTTGCGAAAGAAATCCATGAAGAACGAGGACTTGGACCCGTCAAGACCATCTTCCGTGATGAAGAAATGGTCAGTCCTGCCGTTATCCGTTACATGGAATGGGTCAAAGATCTTCCGTGGGTTGACATGGAGTGGTACTGCCTGCCGATGGGGCAGGAAATTTGGGTGCTTGGTCGCAGAGAGTACGTTCTGCTCTGGTCAAAACAGCGACAAGAAGAAGGACGCTTGGTTCGGGAGATACCCCCGTGGGCTATCACCGCCCAAGATTTCGGACTAGATAATAGCGTGGTGGTTCCGCAGCCTGTTGATTATTACACGATGCAAGGGAAGGAAGGTCGAACCGCCTTCCTCACGGGTATTCGGGCAAACGAATCCATGATTCGATATCGGTCCGTTGTCCAAAAACTCCATGAGAACTACATCAATCGTCCATACCGGCTGAGCAAGGCCATTCCGTTGCGACTCATCAAACCTATTTACGATTGGATTACAGACGATGTTCTCAAGTATGTATCCGTGGACAACAACTTCCCCTATTGCGAGTATTACGACTACGCAGCAATGTCGGGAGCAAACACACGGGTGGGAATTCCGTTACACTCTGTTGCTGCTCGCAGGCTCAATGATGTAGTTACAACGGAGCCAGAGTTTTATGACGCTCTAGTGACGGCATTTCCACACATAGATGCCCAGCGTCGGCTGTGGAAGGATTTCAATATCGAATCCCTGATTGCTTCTTACGCTCAGGAAAGTTGGGACGGCGTTCGTCGTTGCATCAACGAGAACATGCTTTCACCGGGAAAACACCAAGACGCTATGAAATTCGTAGCAGAATTTCGCAAAAAGCGTAATAACGATCCCTATGGCTATCCGATTGATCACTTGATTCGGATACTGCTGCTAAATGAATTTCGCCATACAGCCCCATCACCGGTCGGTCCGAAAACGAAAGCCCACAGGATGCGCGTCGCTGCCTTACAGGAAGCCGACGACTTAGATAAGGTAGATGATCTTTTATGAACTTGGAACTTCTCAAAACGGAAAACCTCAAGGTTCCCGACTGGAGAACCACTCATATTCTAAAACCCAACCTGATTGGGCTGATGAAGTCTATAGAAGAATACGGAATGATCAATCCAATTCTCACTATGACAGATGGCACCATCATCGACGGTTTCGCCCGCTGGGTCGCCGCACAGTCGCTGGGTCTTAAAAAGATTCCCGTTCAAAGGCGCGATTGTGGAAAGACAGAAGCAATGATGCTTCACATCCAACTCAACAGGGCCAGAGGAGAGATTGTCCCACATCGTCTCAGTAAAACGATTCGTCTATTGAGCGTAGCCATGGACGAACAGGTCATCTTGAATTCATTCAATATGAAAATAGATGAACTGGATGTGCTGCTGGATGGATCCCTCGTCAAGAAGAGGAAAGTTTCAGAGCATTCTTACAGCAAGGCGTGGATCCCTATCGAATCCACGGCCAGTGAAGATTTCAGTATAGAGCGACCGCCTACGCCAGACGCATAAAAAGGGGCGGGCCGGAAGTCCGACCCGCCCCTTTCGGTGTAGCGGTCGCACCTCCTAACCTAAGTCGGAGATTCCCTGCCGGGGAACCTGAACCATTGTGACTTCTAGATCTTACCTCTAGTGTCTGCCTCAGAAAGAAAGTCTTCCATCAGACTTGCGGCAGTTACGCCTTCCGACCCTTCTGCCGTACCTTCAGTGGCCGCATCCACTACGGAACGCTTGTGGTTGATGAGGCTATAGACCGATTCATCAATAGTTCCAGCCGCCAAAGCATGAGTTATCTGTACGCTTCCCTTGGTTCCTATGCGGTGTATTCGCGCAGACACCTGATCCACATCTGCGGGTGTCCAAGGATGCTCAATAAAAAGCATGTCCTGTGCAGCCGTCAGAGTGTGTCCAGCCTTGGAAGCCTGAATGGACAGCACAATCACAGGAGCATCTTCCGCCGATTGCTCCATGAATGCGCTCTTGGCCTTCTCTACATCGTCTACTTTCATCCCGCCTTGGATTTTCAACCCGCCATATTCATCCGCTAAGGCATCAACGATTTCACGATGATGGGCAGCCAACACCACCTTGCGTCCTTCGTTGATGCGGATCTGAACCCATTCGTCCACTGCTTTGAGTTTTGACTTGGCTGCGATTTTCTTTAGAACGGAAAGCCTGACCAAATGTTCGTGTGCTTCTGCTTTGAATCTGGCCCGCACCGCAGCGCTCCTTGGATCCTGACCTAGTTCGGCAGCCAACTCAGCAGCCCGGTCAGCAAGGAACTGAACGATGTCCTCTTCTGCCTGTTTGTATTCCTTTGCGTATTTGGGATCAGGTTCGATCATCCATTCAGAATGCCGGATGGGTGGAAGATCCTTGAGGACTTGATCTTTAGTCCTTCTTATATAGCACGATCCCCTGAGGCGTTCGTTGAGTTCATCTAGGTTGGTGGCTCCGTCGATGTGCCATTGCTTGAACCGGTCTTGGAAGGCTCCGCAGTACCTCTTGTAGAAGGCCCAGAGTCCTCCGAATTCCTTAAGTCTTCCGATGATTTCCAGTTGGGGTCCGTACTCAGCCGGACGAGATGTAATAGGCGTTCCAGTAAGGCAAAAAACCAACCCTGTATTCGGTACTGTTTTTGCGAGTTTCTGGGCACACTTTGTTCTCTTCGCTTTGGGATTTTTGAGATAGTGGCTTTCGTCAAATATGTAGGACTGGTATCCCTTCAACGCTTCGGGGTGATAGTCGATGTTGGAATACCCAATGATAGTGAAGTCTGCTTCTTCCTCTGGAAACTCGCTTCGGTTGATCACCCGTCGCCATGTTCGACTTGGAAAGAACTTGTCGATTTCCGTGGCCCAATTCAACGCCAAGTTGGGTGGACATACGATGAGAGAGGGGTACGCATTTTCGCATTGGACCGCAGCCAACGACATGACTGATTTTCCGGTTCCCATTTCGTCTGCTAGGAACAGTTTCTTATGATCTACGAGGTATTGAACTCCGGCCTTCTGGTAGGGGAGCAATTCACCAACAAGGTCTGGAACTTCAATCTCAGCGTTCAGTGAACGGGAAGCAGCAATCTTCTGTGCTTGCTCCTCAATAACCTTGAGTTCCATCGACTCAAGTTCTTCGGGAACATTCATCCGGAAGTTTCGTGCGAACTGAAGTGCTTGGGAAAGACTGGATCTTGGAGCCTCCCAAACCTTCTTCTTCGTGTTCCACCACGAACCTGCGATTTGACGAACAGCAGCGACCTTCACGGAATCATAGGCAAACCTGATGATCAGACTTTCGTCAACCAGTTCTATTCCCTGCATCTCATAAGGAGGGTCAGGCAGATCCAACACGCGCAGATCAGGATCAAGCCAATAATCGAACTGAACGGCAAAGATCTTCAAGGGCTTCAAACTGGAAACTGGGATTCTCCACACTTGGCCCAGTCGATCCCACTTAGCGCCCGGAACCCCCTTGATAGCAGCCACTTCATTGGCCTCATAGGGGCTGTTCAGAACTATTTGGTCATCGTTGAGGCGAATCGCCTTTTCGGTGGTCATGTTGATTCCAACCTACTACAAATCTAAATGCTTGACAAATGACTCCGGATGGGATAGTATTATCTCAACGACCTTTGAGGAGGTAGAAAATATGAGTCACGAATTAGAAGTATCAGGAAGCGGCGAAGCCAGTTTCGCCTATCGTAAAGAAGGTGGTGCGCCATGGCACCGGCTGGGCGTAGCCCTGTCGGGATACCAGACGGCACCAGCCATCCTAGAGGCAGCGAAGGCCGACTATGAGGTTACCCTCCTGCCCGTAAAGTACATCACCCCCAATGGGATCTTGATGGAAATGGAAGACAGGCACATCACGGCCCGTCTGAACGATGACGGTGGCGTCGTTCCGTTTGAGGTTGTGAAAGACCGATACCGGATCGTACAGAACTCCACGGTCTTGGAGAAGGCTTTGAATGTTGTCGGAGCCTCCGCAGGCGATGCCATTATGGATACAGCAGGCGTCCTCAAGGACGGTCGTGAGTTCTTCGCGACCATTGACTTGGGAACCCTCGTTCTGGATCCCATGGGCGTAGCCGACAGGATCCAGCGGTTCCTTGTCGTTCATACAAGCCACGATGGCACCACGCCGATCACCTATGCGAATACCGACATTCGGGCCGTCTGTGCAAACACGGTTCGCATGGGATTGAAGTCTGCACGATCCGTAGTGACTGCTCGTCATACGGCCAATTACAA